CACTCATTTTTTATACCTCTCACACGGGGCCAATTATAAATTGGGTAGCCGTTATAGGCGTTATTTGTCAGAGCCGATTAATCGGGTAGCTGACCTACTTGTCAAGCGGATACAAATCCGCCTTCCATTTTATTTTTAGGAAAAACTGGTTCTCCTGTTTTTAAATGTCTATTTTCAAACGGTGTAGGTTTTTCAAGTAATGTTTCTAAAATTTCATTTCTTGCTTTTATTATTATTTTTGGATCGTTAAAACCATTAATGTAATGTTCTAATATGCCTTTAACCATATCAGCGAATATTTCTCGTTTAGGTACTGAAACTATAGCCAACATATATTTATAATCAGGAATAGACATTTTCATAGCTTGATCAATAGATATTTTAGGTTCTTCAACTACAGGAGCAAGAGTTTCCTTTTTAACTACAGGAGCAGGTGCTATCTCTTCTTTCTTTTGTACAAACGCTTTAGGAAATACTTTTTCTGCTGCCTTTAAATAATTTTTTGTCCAACTTGGTAACTCTTCTTTATTTCTACCTTTAGTTACCCATTTTTTATGTTTATCTAAACCACGGTTCCATGCCATAATAGCTGAAGGAATATCATAATTAATAATCGGGTCTTCTAAAATATTAGTAAGGTGAATACGACCAATTCTCTCATTTAAATCTTCATCTTCTAGTACCGGCCTTCTAATACCCTTTAGTCCTCCTCCAAGATTACCCAATGGTTTAATTTGCATAAGTCCTACTTCACCAGCTTCTCCTATTTGAACAAGACCTTTTTTGTTGTAATGTTTATTTCCCGATTCTTGTTGTTTTATTACTTTTACTAATTTTTCAAATTTTTCTCTTGAAAATTTTTCTGGATAAATTTCATTAAGAGGAATATTTTCATACTTTTCTGGTATAGAATAAGGATTCATAGGCTTATGCTCTGGAACAGGAAGAGATACAAAAGCAGAAGAAATTGGATACGTTTTAATTGGTTCAGCCATAACGTGAATAGGGAACAAAACCACCCATATTAGCCACAGCAACATTAGGCTTTTGTAAATTTTGTGCTCCCGGTGCTGTAGGATTAACTCGTGCAAGAGGTGATGGTGGCTGTCCTCCAATACGCTGTCCTCCTGTTTGTGGTTTAGCTGGTTGTCCTGCTTTTTGTTTAGGCGCTTGTGCTACTTGTTTAGGTGCAGTAGCTGGTTTAGCTCCTTTACCCAAAACAGGGCCTAATGCATTTAAAAACTGATAAACACCAACTTTAGGTTCCTCTTGAGCCACACCACCTACTGCAAAACCTTGCACTTGTTCTGGAGGTACTTCTTGCGGCATAGGTGCTCCACCTGCTTCTGGCGGCATAGGCGCTCCACCTTCTTCTGGCGGCATAAAGCCCTGTGGTCCTTGAGGTGCTTCTAGCAGACCACCTTCTTCTGTCTCTGCTGTCTGTTGCCGCTCAAACTCCTCAATTCCGCGCTTATTTATCTTCTCTAGACGATCACGACCAATAATTCGTACAAGAGCAGGAGGAATAATATATTCACCTTCTGATACAAGAACTTCTACATCTTCACCTGTTGGTGTCTGTGTTGCAAATCCGTCTTCTCCCATTCGTTCCATTACGAATTTCTTTGCATCATCAATTAATTTTTCAATATCTTTTATGCCAGCTAATTCTACAGCGTATGAATTAAGTACAAAAGAACCTTCAGGAACGCTGCCATTTACTTCATCTTTACCCATTTCACCTTCTTGAGCAGCTTCTACTTGACCGTCTATAGCACCTTCTGGTGTACCTACAAAACCCATAGATGGCTCATTATATGCTGGATCATCTTGTAAGGGTACATCCCCGCCTTCTTGATAACCTACCATACCGCCCCGTTGGCGTCCTTCTTGTTCTTCCATGTAAGTGTAATCATCTCGTTTATATGGTATTTTTTCATCTTCTACATGTACTGGACGGGGAATAATACCACGGTCTTCATACGATTCTGTTACTTCTCCCGGCCTTTCTCTTTCCATATATTCGTAGTCATCTCTTGTAATTGGACGACGAATTTTAGTTTCATCTCTACGTGCTGTTATTGGTTTATAAACAGCGGGTCTACCTATTTCATCTGGTTCTCCCGGTCTTTCTCCCTCCATATAAGCGTAGTCATCTGTTTTATATTTTGGAACTAATCCAGTATCTGCTAAAGTTTCTACTGATGTATCTTCAGGTAAAGTTCCACTAGCACCGGGAGCACTTTTTGGTCTCATAGGATAAGTAAGTTCTGGTCCTGTTGGACGACCTCTAGCCGGTCCATATTCTGGTGTAGGAATTTCACGTTCTTGTGGTACAACTGGACCTTCATCGGGAGCATATTTCATATCTCCAACATCAGGACCAGTATCTTGCCAACGAAGTCTGCTAAGTTCTTTCGTTACTTCAGGCATTTTTTTGCTGACCCTTAGATGCTCTGGAACATTTTCCTTACCAAACATACTAGAAAAATCTGATATAGCATTTTGTTTTTCTTGATTATCAAGACGTGAACCGTATCCGTAAACTTGCTTTAATATCGGAAAAGCACGAAGAAGAGACATATTATTACTAATATATTCTCTATTCTCACTATTGGGATTATTAACAAGAGACAAAATAGCATCTTTTGCAGTTTCAGGAACAGGTGAAAGTTCATCGCCTGTTATACTATGCAATATTTCGTAAGCAGCACGAGTATCTGGTGTATCATACCAATTTAAAGTATTCTCTGGTTCTGTTTCTATCGTTCTATCACTACTCATTGATAGATAACGTAATGCTCTAATTAATTCATCAGGAATTTTATCTAAATCTTTTTCCTGTTTCTTCCATTCAATTCCCTGTCTTTCTAAAGCATCATACCATTCCTGCATCTGCTTATCTTTTTCTGTCTTATCTGCCATTTTCTTTCCTGTTCTCTTTTATTATGGGCCTTATTATACAGTTACGGCTCCCACTGCAAAACTATCCTGTTTAGCTTTCTTCTTCTTCTTCTTCTTACGTGGATCATCCATCATTCCAGCAGCAATAGCCGCTTCATCTATCTGAATTGTTGGCTTTCTATACGGATTAACTGGCCTATAAGTTGCTTCAACTCGTACATCTGGCTCTACTTGTTTCATTACTTTTTCTTTTTCCTTTATAACATTTTGAAGTCTTTCCTGATTTTCTGCTACAACTTTCTTTATATTTGGAGATAATTCGATAACTCCCGTACCACCAGATGTAGCTTTAGTACCAAATGGAAGATCAGGATTAAATGCAGCTCTATTTATTAACTTTAGAGTATCGGGATTATCCCAAATCTTCTCTTCTAAATCTTTAAAAGCTGCTTCTTTATCTTCACCTGTCTTGTTTGAAATATTTTGTAAATCATTTTCAAGCTGTTGAGCACCTCTTGCAGCAGCCGTTGGATCATCATCACTCATCATCATTCCTAGAAGAGGTAAAGCTATAACAGCAGCAGGTCCAAGAAGACCAGCCATTCCTACTATGGGTGCTGCTCCAGCTAATGAACCACCTGTCATGGCACCACCAATTCCCATAGAAAGATTTGCTGCTGCCGTTGCTGCCGCTGCTGTTGATGCTGCTGTCGCTCCTGCTGCTGCTGCTCCTAATCCTGCTGCTGGAATCATAGGACCACCACCATAAGCAACTGCTGCTGCTGGTGCTGATAATACTGCTCCCGTTGTTGGTATACCGGCTGTCATAGCTGCTATTTCACTTGCCGCCGCTGAACCTGCTCCTGATACGGGAGCTACTGTTGCTGCTGGCGCTGCCGCTGCTGGCGCTGCTGTTATAGCTGCTATTTCACTTGCCGCCGCTGTTGGTCCATATCCCACAGGAGCAACTGTTGTAGGAGCCGCTACTGATGGTATAGACCCCATTCCTGCTGTAGTAGGTGCATATAAAGAAGTTGTTCCTACTCCTTGACTTATTGCTTGATTTGCAAGAGCCATAGCTTCTGCTGGAGATGCTGTTGCTAAACTTGCCATATCTGCTGGTGCTGTACTAGTCATTCCAACATCACTAAACTGTTCCATATAAGGATCATAAATCGGTCCTCCCGTAGAATCTGGCATAGGAAACTCAGGAATACCTTCTACTGGTCCTTTTAAGAATGCTTGTCCTGCATCTGATCCCGGCATAAATGTTGAATCAATTCCAAATTCTAAATCTAATTTATTAGCTATATCATCAAAACCAAAATCTCTTAGTTTATTGATAGCAGTTTCTCCTACATTACCAGTTAACTCTCCTAAATCAAGAAATTTTGATGCTCCACTTATTATATTATCTGGTGATAACATACTACCAACACCGCCATTCTCTTCCTGTCCTAATGAACCTATAAGAGCACCTAATCCTGCTAATCCTGCTCCCGCTGCTGCTACACCACCAAGATCAATATCAGAATCAACATCAGAAACACCAATAGAAGGTACAGTAGAAGCAGCAGATTGTCCCGGTCCTAAAGGAGCTAAAGAACCTGCAAAACCACCCGTCGGAGTACCGGCTGCACCAAAAAATTGTGGTTTTTCAGTAAATGATGTTCCAAAGGTTTGTGTTTGTTCAGGCGCTGTTGCAGGAGGAGCCTGTACAAAACCGGGATCAAAATCAACAGGAGGTGTTGGTGTTACAAAACCATTAGCCATTCTATTCTTCTTCTTTGCTATCTAACGCTGTTTGTCCATTTACTTTAAGATTGAGGAGGGTTTCCAGTAAAGCCGCTTTCCCCTGCAACTGGCGCATTTCCAACTCCGATGTTGCCGCCACCAACGCCCGATGGGTCCATTGCATTTGCTCCGACAGGTGGTCCTCCAGTGCCGCCCATGCCTTCTTGTGGTTGATTAGCGGCCCCAGCTTGCGCGCCTGTTCCTTGAGCATTCATAAGTCCTCTCAATATATCAGCGAATATTGCCGCTTCATTAACATCATTTACAAGTAAGTCTGGATCAATATCCTGTGCTATTGCAAGTTCCTTAACCAAATTAGGAATTTTAATAAAGGGAGCAAGAGCAGGATTAGCAACTGTTTGTAACAATGTGAGTAATCGTTGCGACCTAATTTCTTTTTGCATTACAGCGGCAGTTCCTTTAGGTTTAATTTCCAAGTCACCCATGATATCTGGATGCTCTTCATTGAACTGCATATTCCATTGAAAATACCCCTCACCCATTGGCTTGAGAAGATAATCATCAATATTTTTAATCGCTGTCTTTATACTTAATCCTGCTGAACTCATTAACATTGACAGTCCAGCAGCGGTACGTCCTGTACCTGTTACGCCTGTTTGACCGTGAATAATAGATGGAATACCTGTTTCCTCATCAGCCAATTGACGTGATACTTGATACATCTGAATATTTTCATTTGCTGTACTGGGAAACTTAACCGCATTTACAGCAGTTCCAGTTACGCCACTTTGCCGCCTGAATATCTTACCGGGATATATCTCCATAGACTGTCCCGGTACCAGCGAAGTTTCATCTATGTCAAAGACCATGTTACCAGCAAGAACAAGATTATCAATAGCCATACGCATATGACCATTCATCAGCATCTGTGCATCATCCATGTTTTCTGCTACACCAATACCAAAGAAGTTATACGGATTGATCTCATACGGTACAGCTTGATATGGAATACGTGCTGGTGTAAATGGATTAACTACTGCACGTAATATATTATTACCACAAACCCAGATATTAGTATGAAGAGAATCTAAATTATCCTGCCCTTCTGGTATTTCAAGACCCAGTTGTTCCGCAAGATGTTTATCCAGATATCCCCAATACTCCAATACTTCATATCTGCTTTTATGTGCAGTATCAAAATCATCTTCATCACGAATGCTTGACTCATATCCACGCTCTGCATAATTTGGCCCCATTTCAAGACATCTATCAATAGCCTCTAAATCGAAATGAGGTTTTTTACGTAATGAGCGAAGTTGTTCACGATTCATCTTATGCCGTTCAATAACATAATCACAATCTTCTACAGATGTTGCAGCAGGATCAGGATAAAAATCCCAACAGGATACAGCAGAAATTAAGGGAACATTCTTTTGGTATGGAGCGTAATTACGTGCCCCATCCTCACTAACTTCCCATGCCTGTATCTCCTTAAAGGTGCTAAATGGCCCTTTTATGATACCACAACCAAGAAGGCAACATTCAAATATAGCATGACGCAATATCTTTACTGCTTCAGTATTAACTAGCTGATCGTGTATAACCTTCTCTAATTTACGAGCAGATTCTCGTGACGGAGAGATTTGTGGCTCTCCCATACTTGATGGCCCTTCCTTCAAGGAAGTAGAGTCACCATACTTTTCCTCCAAACCAGCTAAGAAGTCATTAGGTTCTTCTTCTTCTTGCTGACCCGTAGGATTTTGAGAAAGATGAGCAAACTCTGCAATACCTTCTGGAACTGGAGTTGATTCGACAACAAGTGGAAATTTCTTATTAGAAAACAGAATATCAATAATTTGACCATATGCAGCTAAGACCTTAACCTTTGTAATTTTTACAAAGACCTTGCTCTTTTCAGTTGCTGTATACGCCGTGGTTCCATCAATGATACCACGATAATTCTTATACGCTTTCTGCCAGCGAATTTCAGACTCACGTCTTCCATCTTCTGCTTCAGTAAATTTACCTTTGATGTATCCTACAGTATAAGGTATATCATCAGCATCTATGGTTCCAAACTCATCGCCTTCGACGTTTGTTTCATCAACCATAAAGTATTAGCCCATATCACCTTGTTTGATAGTTTTCTGAGCAATTTTCATAGTGTTATGAACGGAACCTTTACCAGAAGGAAAAGCTTGAGAACTTACAAATGGTTTTGGATTGCCTGTTGAACCTACAATACGCTGGTCCATTTTCTCACGATACAAACTAGCTGCGTTCACATCGCTTACATTTCCTTGCTTTGATACACTCTCAAAATCCGATTTACCGGGATAACGATAGTTAGATGGCATATTATTCTCCTTTGTTATATGCTAAGTTGTAATTAACGGGTAACAAACCCACCTTCAGACATGTTAAGTTTTAGCCAACTTCTACGAAATATATTTCCTGTTCCTCCACCTCTTGTTATTTTTTGTATATCAACAGGAGGAGCTACAGGACGCTGCCCTCCACCTTCAAGAATAGGTTTAGTTGGTCTTGCACCGGGAGTAGCTGAAGTTGATCTTGCAACTTCCGAAGCAGCAAATTTTTGGTACGCTTGAACAGAACTTAATCCTTGTGATTGATATTTAAGTATTTGTCTCCAATTATCATGTGTTAATTGTGATATATTTCTTGTAACATTCGTATCTTTTTTAAATGCTCTTTTTATTTGTGCTTTTGCTGGTATCTTTTTTAAATTTTCAGCATGAGTTAATTCCTTAACTGCTTCTGCTGATCCTTCTTGTACTTCTAAAATAGGTTTAGTAGGCTTTACAGGAATCTCAACTCCAGAAATAGAAGTAGTTTCTATAGGTTGCATAAGCTGATCTATATTTCTTATATTTATTCTACCTGTATTTTTATTCATAATTTCTTTGCTGTTCCAATAAAATTCTATATCTTCTGGGGATATAAAATCTAGAAAATCTCCTTTAACTTCTCCACCTGATTGTCCTATTAAATTTCTAACTTGACTAATTTTATCTTGTACTCGTTCTGCATATGTTTCTGGACTAATCTTCAATTCTAATTCTTTTGCCCATGCCTTTCTTCGCATACCTTTTGGACGATCTTCTCTACGTTCTTCAATAAGTCTTTGTTCATCAGCGATATATTCTTGAAATACTTTTCTAAGAAATGTTTCTTTATCGGGTATCTGCCATTTAGGTGAACCGGTTGGTCTTATCTGCTCTGGAGTAGATTTTATTGGTGACTCTATCTTAATTGATGATTCTTCTTGAAGAGTACTTAATTCCTCTTGTTTAGTAGGATCAAGCGAAATAAGAGGTTTTAAATTAGAAACATTACTTGGCTCATCAGAATTTGCAATTAATTGAAGTACATTTCTTGTAAATTGCTCTTGATTTTCTTGTGTAGGATCAGGAAAGAATGCTTGCACTAAACCTTCTCTTGCATTTTTAGCAGGCTTAGTTATCCTATAATCAGATTCTAGTTTATAAATTTTTGTAAACTGTCTAAATTTGGGTCTACCTTTTGCTGGACGACCTGATCTTAGTGTACGATCAGTAGGATATTCTCCTATTCGTTCTTTTGTTGTCTTTTTAAAATACACTTCAGCAAGAGAAGGAAGTATGCCTCTTCTTGCATATCCTATATTCCCATCTGGAGGAAAAATAAAATGTGGTTGAAGAACTAATGATTCACCATTAGGTGCACCTGCTGGAAACAATCTTGGTCTGCCTAATGTATCCAAATACCAATCTGTAGGTTTGTTATCTTTATCAATATGAAATTTTTCTACCCATCTAGTATTAACTCTTTCTAGAAGACCCATATCTAGTAACCATTGTATTTGAACAGGTGATCCACCATTTAAAGAATAATCATATACGCCCCTATCAAGATCGTCTGTACTCATTCCAAACATATTACCAAGAAGTTCTCTCATTTGAATATAAGACGTAGAAACAGTTAATTCTGATGATCCCGGTCCAGAAGGTCCATGTTTAGGAATAGGACGTTTTGTAAAATATCTAGCACCACGGGGAGGAATTTTTAATTGTTGCCTACCAATTGGACCTTCAAACATCGTATTTCCCGCTTTAATATTTTCTATTAAATCAAATATAGCTTGTACTTTAGCCGCATTGTATTCAAAGAAATCATGAACAGGTTGTTGTTGACCTTGCATCCAACCTGTCTTTTTTAACTCTGGTCCTTCTGTTCCCTTAAAAATTCTATTTGCTTCAACATTATAATAATTACGAGCATTAACTAAGTCCTTACCTTCTGTCGGTAATTCCGTACTAGGCTTTTTTGGTTGTTCTGCCCATTTTGATTGATCAATTTCACCTTCTATAAGTTGATCTTCAGGAGGTTGATTATGCCCTATTCCCGGCCTATCTCGCCAATCAGATAGTATTTTAACAACTCCACTTGTAATACGTAATCCTTTAGGAAGATGAGGTGTAATAAATTCCAATATTTCTTGACCAAGTGGTGACTCTTGCCAATTTTCATCTGTTCTTGAGTCCATATATTTTTTGTATTCTAAGTATTTTTCCTGAGAAATATATGGACTCTCTTTTCTCTCCAAACCTTCAAATAATCTCTCCGTTTCTCCTTTAGTTAATGGTTTAGGTAGTGTCTTCCCCCATTTACCTCTTATTTTATTTATTATTTCACGCGGATGCATAGGATCAAGAGAAGTTCCACCCCTATACCGCCTTGCTACAACAGCCTCTCCTTGTGTTGATATGGTAGGAAGTTTACCCGCTGGTCTACCCTTAACACCTTCTTCACGGATTTCAAAAATAGATTTACCTGATCCACTAAAACTTTCAAGAGCATTAGCTTGTTTAGATTCTCTAGTTAATTCTTGTTCAGTTCGTGAAGTTAATTCTTGTTTCTCTTGTTTTTCATATAAATCAGATAATGGATTACGAAATTCTATCCTTCCTTCTCTGGTACTACGAAGTCGCTGATAATCTTCTCCTTGTTGTGTAGTTCTTCTCCAATTCCTTCCATCCTCTGTATCTAACCATACCTGTCCATCAGGTGTATCCAACCAACCACTTATATGAACTTGTTCTTCTAAAAATTCTTGTCCATCTGGAGTTCTTAGCCAACTAAGGAAATCTCCATAATCCATTTTGTCTTGATAGCGTCTTTCTCGCTCCTGTAAAGCCCTTCTTATAAATGGATTTTTATGATACAAACGTGTATTTGGATCTCGTGCCATACTATTTAGTACCCAAATGTAGCATCCGTAAGCTCTGGTGGCCTATGATGCATATTCCTAAAAATAGCTGCTTGTGGTGTAGAAACCTGTCTAGTCATACACATATATCGTAGTGCGTCATACGCATGATCATCTGACTTTGTATCGACATCTTCGCTGTTCGTCTTAGATAAAGGTATTGTAGGAAGAGTACGAACAAGATTTGTGCATGTGGAGAAAATTCGTAGTCGCGGTTCTCCATAATCATTCATAGCAAGCCTTCTGTGTACTTCTATCTTACCTGACATTCTATTTGAATCGGATGGAATCCACCGTACTCCTTGACGTATCATCGTTTCTGCTATAGATGGCCCTAATCCAGTACGGTTCCAACACGATTTATCAAGAACAGAGATTGACATTCTCGTATCTTTCCGATCCATTTCACGGATTAACTGTGCTAATGCTTCGCCTGTATACCCTTTAATGTATAATTCCCGATATATCCATAAGTTCCCGTCCCAATCAACTGCGCCCCAAAGAATACAACTAGGAGAACTATATCCATAGTCTCCCGCCCTTATCCTTGCCCAACCTTCGGGAACTTCAAACGGATCAACAACGTGAACCTCTCTATTAAACTCACTAAATGCAGCACCTTCTGCTACATCCCAGTCGCCTTCTAGTAGCCTTCTTCGCTCAACCTCTGGCAGAGAATAGAGCATCGCTTCGTATTCACCCGTAATCATAAGATACGGATTATCTGTTAGCCGTGCAGGAATAAACTTACGATGAAACAGCGGCTCTCCCGCATCTGCATGATTTGGACCGTAGACTAGCGGTTTATTTGTATCAATGTCTGTGGCCCAAAACGGCTCATTTGGAGGATTAGGATCAATAAACATCTTCTTGATCCACCAGCCACCAACACCACCGGGATTGGCTGTCGCTCTCATATACGTATCTATAGAGCTATCTGCTGTCCGTAAACGTGATCGTAGGTAGTTCCACACGTATGGTGACGGGTAGTGGCCTAATTCGTCAATTCCTATCCATGTGAACGATTGTCCTTGATAGCGATACACATCATCATCTTTATCAACATAACTAAAGAGTGCTGTTGCACCGCTTGGAAACTCCCATGTCTTAGTCGATTCTTTAAACCGTGCTTTCGGAAAAGCGTGTAAATATAGTTTCTTGCTTTGATCGACAAGCTCTGTTAACTCTGCAAGTGTTCTACGTAGCAACAATGCTCTGTGATTGCGATTATTCGCATACCGTAGAAGATCAACAAGCATCGCATAACTTTTTCCGCCACCGGCAGCACCACCATACAATACTTCTTTTTCAGGTGCTGCTAAGAAGTCAGTTTGAGGCCCCGCATTAGGAGAGAACACGAGTTCTTGGTTATCTTCAAGAACCACGCCCAAACTTTCATCGGAAGTGACACCACCATTTT